CCTCTGCCTGCGGCGGCTTCGGGTATTCGATGTACAAGCCGTCTGTTTTTCCACCGCCGAGTCCTGCTAGGAGGCCCGCGATGAGGTTGTGGGTGCGGGCTTGGATCATCGTCGGCGTGTCCCAGCCCTGTAGTTCGGGGGTGCCGCCGTGGATCGCAAATACCCGCGAGTTTCGGTTTGTGATGAGTTGGTGGGTCAGGATGGCGACATGGCGGGCCGCGACGCGGCCCGCCCACACGTCGTCAACGTTGATCCCGTAGTGCTCCTGAAGGTCAGCCCTCAGCGCCCCGAGTTCGTCGTATTTGTCGATCAGTTCTCGGAGCGCGAGGATTCCCCCAGCTCACGCTGGTACTTCACGAACAGCGCGATGAAGGTGTTGTAGTCCTTACCGGCTGCCCAGTCGGCGTACGCGTCGGCGTCGATCGCGATGGTTTCTGCCCACTCATCGACGGTCGCGATGAAGTCGAGCAGCGCCTGGTAACGCTCGATGCCCTCGGGGCTGGTGGTGTCGATCTCGAGTGCGCCGTCGCCGCCGAAAACGCCCGACTTCAGGGCCTCGAGCTGAAGGTTCTGGAAATTGACGCGGTGACGGGCGCGGAAACGGTATGCCGGGATCAGCGCGGGGAGGCCGTCGAGCGCTTCGGCTTCGGTGGCGTCGGTGTCGAGCTGGTCGTCGATGATGTCGGTGGGCTTCTTGGTAGCCATGTGCAGACCCTTTACTTAGTGGTTTGCAGACCCAGAGATTGGTTCCTGCCGCGGGCCGGGTCTGCGAAGGCCCGCGGCAGGTGGTTTAGTGCGCTTTAGCCGCCAGCCGGGGCGGTGAGGTTGGACTGGAAGATCTGGAACAGACCTGCGCGGCCGGAGACGGCGGGGATCGTGTCGGACGATGCCGAGAGGATCGACGCGGTGAGGGGCATCTCGAAGAAGTTCGCCGTGTCCACCGAGGGGGCGTCACCGAGGGCGATCTCCGTGTTCGGGATCCAGAAGCCGAGCGAGCCGGTCGAGTCCTGGAAGTAGAGGAACAGGGCTGCCGCGACCGGCGACGGCGTGGCGACGGTGTAGCCGCCCGTGTCGGGGTCGAACGCGCCGTTGAACGCCATCTTGAGGTTGTCCTCATCGAACTGAAGGGCGCTGATGTTCACGCCCCACGAAGTCGAGGCGGTCGAGTAGCGAACCGCGTCCGCGAGGAACGTGTCGATCGGCTCACGCTCGCCACCCTCCTTCGTGAAGGCGATGGTGTTCTGCTTCGACGTGTGGCCGAGGTTCTTCCAGGTGAGGGGGCCGTCTTCCTGAAGGCTGAAGCCGCCCGTGCCCAGCGGGTCAGCCGGGGGCTTGGTGCCGGGGGCGGCGTGGAACACGGTGCCGTGTGCCGGGATGGTGAGAGTCGAGCTGTTAGCGCTCATGTGTCCTCCGTGGAACGAAAAAACGGCACCCCGTGTGGGATGCCGTCGTGGATTTGGTTGTGGTTACAGTGAGCGGATCGTCACGCTGAACGTGCCGTCGTACTGCACTACCTGCTTGGTGTCCATCTGGATCTCACCCGTAGCGCGCGAGATCGCATTCATGTCGGTGACGATTTCGACTGCTCCGACACCGGGGACGATTCCGCTTCGCGGGTTGTCGCCCCACGAGTGGATGAGGCTGTACACCTCAGCTGCTTTCGAGAACGCGGTTTGCGCGTACGCGAAGATGTGGACGGCGAGAATGCCTTCCCAGAGGCCGTCCGCGTTGCCCGTCTGCGCGACACTCGATGAGTGTGTGAGGGCGGGCATGTCATCGATGGTGGCCGCGTCCAAATCGGCTGCGGCGGTGAACGATAGGCCCTCGTTGAAGAGGGCTTGGAAGAGGCGGTCGCTGTTGAGTAGAGGGCCGGTCATTTAGAGCCTCAGGTAGGCGTGCGTGAAGTGCAGGTGACCGCCCTCGCGTCGCCAGATGCCGTCGTGGTTCACGAGACGGCCGAACTCGATGTTGTATGCGGCCCGGTCGGTGGAAACGACGTACTGGTCGTGCATGGAGCCTGCGCGGGTCTTCACTAGAGGGCCAGGCATGACCTGGATCGAGTTGAGGTACGCGGACGTGTTGACGCTCGACATCGCTTCAGCCTTGACGGCGTTCTCTACCTTTCGGGCTGCCGAGCCGAGTGCATGGTGAGAGGCCATGATGGCGGCGACGCTACCGGCGCTTCGGTAGACGAGAACGGATGGCATTATTCCTCCGGGGTGATCGAGGGCCAGAGGTCTTCGCTTCGATCGCCAATCCACTTGACCGTGACACGGTAGTGAGTGGTTCGTTTCGAGGCGTTGTAGAGCTGGGGTTGGCCGACCGTTTCGTAGAGTTCGCCGCGGTAGAGGACGATGGAATGCAGGTCACCAGGCCAGTCGCGTGAGTAGATCACGCGTAGGTCTTTGATCTGCAAGCCAGCGAAGTAGGATTCCTCAGCGGATGACCAGTCGCGGACGGGTTCGACCTTGCACCGAACCGATACAGGGTCGCCGTCCACTACGAGTGCGCGTAGCCCCTCGAGGTTGCGGCCCGATGTTCGTTTCTGAATCCAGGCGACGTGAGGGGCGTTGCGGGTGAGGAGCGACATTAGAACCCCCAGCGGGGCGTGAGGCCGACCGTTCCCGGGATGCGGGTTGTTCCGGGTTTGATGCCGGTGAGGTCGGCTTCGTCGTCGTCGGTGAACCAGAGGGTGCCAGAGGCGACTGTGGCTCGTAGCCGGTAGTCGTACTGGCCCTCAGATTCGGACTCGTACCCTTCCGGGTTGCGGAAGAGGCGTGCGGCGACGCGGACGACGATGGCCTGGTAGGTGCGGGTCTTCAGCGCGCCAGAGTCGAGGCGGCGCTGGACGGTCGCACCCCAACGGGATTCGATCTTGTCCACAACCTCATCCAGACGTGCCTGCACGAAGTCGTCGGTGAAGTCGGTGAGGTCGCCCTCGTAATGCTTCGGAATGACCGTGATGGGTACGTCGGGAAGGGCCATGTTTACTCCGCGGTGGCGATGGCGGCTTCGAGTTCCGCCTCAGTCCAGTCAGGGTCGATGTCGATGCCGAGTGCCTTTGCCTTCTCCGCGAGCGTCGGCTCGGGGTCGGCCTTCGCGGCGCGGCGGCGGGGCGTCTTCGCCTTGTCGGCTTCAGGCTTCTCCGCCTCGGGCGTCTCAGCCTCGTCACCGACGACGGTGTACACCTTGGGGTTCTTGACCCACTCAGGAGCCGGGTCGCCGGGGGCGAGAGTCGTCTGAACTCCGTCGATGAGCGCGTGAACGTGCTTGGTCATGACCTTCGCCATGTGTGTGTCTCCTTGGCTGTGACGTGCGGGGCACCCGTCTCAATTGGGTGCCCCGCACGTGAGGGGTTACAGAACGTCGAGCGAACCGGTCTTGTTCACGTCGGTGACCACCGGGAGGGCGATCGCGGAAACGAGAACGTTGAAGCCCGAGGGGTCAACGCCGTCGTATGCGCCGGAGAAGAGGCCAGCCTGCTCCTGGCCGCTGATGCCGTTCTCGTCGTCGGCTGCCTCAGCGGTGACACCGAGGTCGGTGCGGCCGACCTGCGACGCACCGAGGATGACGAGCTTGTCCTCAGCGAAGAGGGGACGCTCGACGCCGGACTGGTCGTTGAGCTTCTGCTCGTTGATCGTGATCGATCCGAAGCCGAAGTTGGAGAGGATGGTGCGAACCATCGCCTCCGACAGGAACGTCGCGTCCTTGTTGCCCGAGTTGAGGATCAGGTTCGCGTTCTGCATGAGGTGAGTCATGACGGCACGCGAAATGATGATCTCGGAGATAGCGCCGAACACCTGGCGGTAGGCCATGAGGTCAGCGAGCGGGTCGGACGCGGCGTGGTCGCTCCACGGGGTCGTGACGGCACTCGAGAGGGCTGCCTTACGGCCGAAGTCCACCGAGAACGACTGGCCGCGCTCAGCGATCGTGACCTTGCCGTCCTGAAGTGCCTCAGCCTGCGCGATGACGACGCGCTGGGCGATCGACGTGGCGTTGAGCTGGGCGTACTCCTCGAACTTGCCGCCGATGGCGTCGGTCTGGTTGTACATCTTGAGCTGCTGGTACTCGTCCACGTGCATGCGGATCGACAGCGGGGGGAGCTTGCCGGAGCGAGTCTCACCCGTGCTCGTGATGTTGACATCCGAGCCGGTGTTGAAGGCTCGGAAGTTCGCGGCGGGCGGGAGGATGCTCGAGCCGACCGAGAAGTTGTAGTCGAGCGTGAAGTTCGCCTGCGACGGGAGAAGTGCCGAGGTGGCGTACTGCTCCGTGGTCGCGCGGAACGCGGCGCGTGCCGAGCCGGTGAGCTGGGCGGGGGTGCGGAAACTCTTAGTGAATCCCATTGCTTAGACCTCCGTGACGATGAAGTGGGTGCCGGTCGCGGCCTTGACCAGATCGCGCTGGGCAACGACGGGCAGGTAGTTGGGGTTGATGCCGCCGTGGAGGAGGACGGCGATGGTCGCGTAGGTGTCACCCGTCGCGATCTCGATGCCGTCGTCGTCGTTGATGAAGCCGTAGAGAACGTCTTCAGCAGCGGTGAGGGGGACGATCTTGCCGCCCGTGATGGTCAGGGCGACGCCCGAGGGGATGTAGCCCGGGTTGACCAGGCCGACGAGCGCGGCGAAGTCCGCGGGGTCGATCTGGCCCGGTCGTGCCGTGTCCTCGCCGTGCGCGAATGCGCGCCAGCGGGTGTCCTGCACGTGACCGGTACGGGCAGACTTGATACCAAAGTTGGCCATGCTTGCTCCTAGGTGAGGTGGTTACTTTTTCTTGAGCCGGTCGTATGCGGCCTGTTCGAAGGACGCGACCGAACCGCCTGCACCCTGTTCGGGGGTGTTCTGGCGGCGGAGAACCGTGAGCAGCGGATTGCCGCTGGGTTCGGGGGTTGCCGGAGCGCCCGTACCGAGCGAGTTGGCAAAGTTGGTGAGCTTGTCGGCGTCGAGCGCGCCGTCGTCACCGATGAACTGTGTGGGGTCGATGTACTGAAGGACACCGTTCACGCGAGTGCGGGTGTCCTCCGGGGTCTCCCCCGGTGCCTGCGCGAGGAGCGCGATGTGCGACTGCACTGCGTCCTTCAGCCACTTGCCGGAAGCTTCCGCTGCGGCCTCGTCGCGGCCCTCCTTGCGGGCGTCCTCGAGGGCACGCTCGTGCTCCGACTGTGCGGCGCGGCGGGCGTCTTCAGCGGCCTGTTCGGCGGCGTCGAGGTCGGCGCGGATCTTGTCAGGGTCACCAAGCTTGTCGAACTTGTCGGCCCGCTTCTGCTGCTTCTTCGCCTCGTGACGCCAATACGCGGCCTTCTGGTCGGCGGTCATGTCATCGACGGGCGTTGCCGCGGGGAAGCCGAGGTCATCGGCCGGTGCGGCGGGCGGGGTGTCGTTCTCGCCTTCTGCGAATCGCAGGTAGGGCGGGATTCGCCGTGCGAACATCGGGGTCTCGTTGAGACGTGCGTACGGCGGGTTGTGCTTGATACCCAAGGGCGGGCCTCCATATCGGAAAACAAGAAACGCCCACCCGGATCGGGTGAGCGTTGGTGGGCTTTCGCCCCGGGGGTTACGCGGCGCGGCGGCGCGCGTATGCGATGAAGTCCCTGTTGAACTCGATCGCTTGCTTAAGGTCGGCCACCTCGAGGGCGTCCGGCACGTTCGGGTCGTTCAGCTGTGCGGTGAGGCGGTCGGTGAACGTCTGGGCGCGCTCGAGGGAACGTGCCCACATTTCCTTGTTGGCTTCCTTCGTGTTCGCCGTCCAGGGGCGGGCCATCGTGCGGCCTGCGGAACGGTTCACGTCGTCAACGCCGCGCCAGTGATGTTCAGCGGACACGATCGTTGGGCCGAGTTCGCCGTGCATCTCGATCTTGTAGCGGGTGTTCTTCAGGTCGGTGCCGCGTGTGCTGCCTGCGTCCTTGTAGAACTTTCCGAGGTCATCGATGGACAGGTTGAAGCCGGGGTCGTCGTCCTTCGTAATGGGAAGGATCGTGCACTTGCAGTGCCCGTGCATCGGGTTGAGGTCGTCCTTCTTGTACGTCATCGTGGATGCGACGACGCAAAGGCCGCATGAGCCGCCCGCGGAAAGTTCCGGGTGGATAATGCGGCGGTAGCCGGTGACCTTCGGGGACGCGTTGAACGTGCGCTGAATCTCGTCGTTCGCGGCCGTGTTCATGTCGTCATCGATGAGCTGCTGGATGCGCTCTTCGAACTCTTCGTCGGGGATCGTCCAGAACGATGAGTCGGCGTCA